AATTAAAAGAAAGGTTACAAAATGTTAATTGATAAAGGGCACCAAGCAGGTGATATTGTTACGCTTAAATTATCTTCAGGAGAAGAAATTATTGCAAAATTAGTCGACGAGACAGATACCTATGTAAAAGTGTCTAAACCAATGGTATTAGCATCAACTCAACAAGGTATCGGAATGGTTCCCTATCTAATTACTGTTAATCCTGATAAAGATATTAAAATCAATAAACCAATATCTGTATTAGAATTAACCGAAGACGAACCGGCTAAGCAATATATTAAAATTACTACGAATATCATTACATAAATAATATATGTCAATTACATTAGACACAACATCAATACCAGGACAAACTATTGTCACTGATAGTAATGGCGGAGTAGCTATTGATTATAGTGCTGTTGCTAATCGTATTGCTACAGCATTAGAAAATGCAAATACTCTATTAACTAGCATATCTCAATCATTAGTTGATATAAAAGCTGATACAGATGTAATGTCACAATCAGCTTCAGTTGTATCGGGCCTTGCTCAAGGTACAGGAATTCATACTATCGGTCCGTATGATTGGGTAGGATTGATATCTACATATCAGTTACTAGTTACGCAAGCAAATATCTTAGATACAGCTGATAATGCTTCTGCAGAACAGATAGAATTAGCAAAAACAGCAGTCATTAATTTTGTTAACAAAATTAAAGAATTACCTACAACATTCTAATATGCCAGGTATAGTAAGAGATAAAGGTAAAGACCAAGCAGGAGGGCAACTTATTAAAGGATCCCCAACGGTCTTTGCTAATAATAAACCAGTAGTTAGAGTTAAAGATAATGTTTCAGGTCACGGAAGTGGCCCACATCAAGGCCCAGTTATGATAACTGGTTCAAAAAATGTTTATGCAAACAATAAAAAAGTTTGCCGAGCAAAAGATCAAGCATCTTGTGGTCATCAAGCAAAAGGCTCAAAAGATGTTATTGTCAATTAATCATTGACAAAAAAATTAAAATTATATATACTATAAAAATAAAGGAGATTATTATGTCTACAAACAGATTCCCGGATTTTCAAAAGTTAGTCGAAGAACTTGAAAGTGATTTTGAAAAATTCTATGACAAAGGAATTAGTTCAGCCGGAACTAGAGTTCGTAAGCAATTACAAACACTCACCGCATTAGCAAAGGAAGTCCGAAAGGAAGTTACCGAAATCAAAGCCGCTCGAAAAGAAGCAAAATCATCATAATAACCATAAACTTAGCAGTTTAAGGTCTTTTTTTGGCTTATTTTGTTTTTCTTTTAAAATAATGAGCTATATATTATATCGTTTCGAAAGAAACTAAGATAGTTGGATACTTAACATAGTTAAAAAGTATCCTGCGAGTCTTGGCCAATGAAGAAACCCGAATTTCGGGAAGCCAGGCTTGCCAAAGGTACAGCATTTTGCTGTGACTGATGGAGAAGACGTTACGAACATTTGGGTTCACTAAATCGTTTACTCCCTTAATGTAATGCATTTTTTAATGCACCAAGTGAAAGGAGGTCAATATGAAACATTCACTTAAATTAGTGCTTCTTGCACTCTTAATTTCGGTAAGCACTATAACTGAAGCAAAAAATAAACAACATGTAAAACATGTGAAACATAAACATACACAGCATCACAATCAGGGGTCTTCGTCTGTCGGTCTTGCTAGTTGGTATGGATATGAATCAACTAAGAGAAGAAAACATCGTGCTCCGAAAACTGCAAGCGGAGAGATATTTAATCCATCTCATATGACTGCGGCTCATAAATCGTTACCATTTGGAACAAAAGTTTTAGTTACTAACCTTCAAAATCAAAGAACTGTGGTTGTGATCATTAATGATCGAGGACCGTTTATAAGAGGTAGGATCATTGATCTATCTAAAGCTGCTGCTCGCGAAATTGGAATGAACGGAGTTGCAAAAGTAAGTCTTACTATTGTCGGTAATAAATAATTATTATGCCGACAAATTTTGGTGCAAAATTAATATCAGTTTTATCGTTAATCAGCGGATTATCAATATCCGCTGTTGCGGTATACTATTCAGTTGCAGGCTTATTAAGCATATTTGCAGCGTCGCCTGTTCCAATTATGGTCATGGGAGTCGCACTTGAAGTAAGTAAATTAATTGCAACAGTATGGCTTAAACAGTTTTGGACTATATCCCCAAGATCAATTAAAATTTATCTATCGACATCAATCGTTGTATTAATGATAATTACATCAATCGGTATCTTCGGTTACTTATCTAAAGCACACTTAGATCAAGCAGTCCCCACTGGGTCAGTTGTTGATAAGTTATCGTTAATCGATGAAAGAATTAAAACTCAAAAAGAAAATATCGAAGCCGCGCGTAAGGCATTGACTCAGATGGATATTTCTTTTGATCAAACCATGGCTAGATCAACTAGTGAGCAAGGCGCATCAAAAGCTGTACAACTAAGAAAATCTCAAGCGAAAGAAAGAGCGGTTCTTCAAAATGATATTGCTTTAGCACAAACTGCTATTTCTAAATTAAATGATGAAAGAGCACCTATTGCTTCAGAATTAAGGAAAGTTGAAGCAGAAGTGGGACCGATCAAATATATTGCTGCATTAATTTACGGTGATAATCTTGACTCTAATTTGTTAGAACGAGCAGTACGATGGATGATAATATTGATCGTAATTGTTTTTGATCCGTTAGCTGTAGTTCTTTTATTAGCAAGTCAACATAGCTTTCGATATCTTAAAAGTCAATCAATTAATAATATGTTAGTAGAAGATTCTAAAGTAGAAACTACTGATATTGCAGAAGAAGTAATTCCACCTTTAGAGGAAATTATAACTGCCGATTTATTTGACGAACCTATAGTTGATGTTAAAGTTAGCGAAGGGGATGATTTTCCCAAGGATCCGATTAAAGGAGATTATTTTACTCGGATAGATTTTGAACCTAAAAGAAATTTTATGTTCGACGGTAGTCAATGGGTAGATGCTGATAAGTAATATATGAACCTTGGAAAAATAACTGTAATAACACCTCCCGATAATATTTTTAATATTAACATTAGCTATTTGTTAGTTAAACCATCATTAGTTGTCGCTCAACAATTCCAAACAATTCTAAGTCAAACCGACGATGATATAAACGTGTTTATATATGACTCAGATGAAGGTAATATTGATTGGTTATTAAGTATTTCATATCAAGCAGATGTGGTTATCATCGATGTTGATAATTGTGACCCAGTGACGAAACAATTTATCACATTTATGTTAGCAAAACCGAATGTATACTATATAACTAGTGACGAAATAATTCCGTACAACTTAATTTCAAAAAATCGCATATATGATTTAAGCGGCATTATCGATCACATTAAAAATCAAGAAGATGAGGATGAGAATGACATTGATAGCTCAGAAAGTTAGGACTGGCGTAACAGTTAAGGATAACGAAAACATTACCCAAGCACTTCGTAGATTTAAAAGAAAAGTAGAAGACTCCGGTAAGCTCGAAGTTTTACGAAAGAAAGAATATTACGAAAAACCTACCACCAAAAGAAAACGCGAAGCTGGAGCAGCAAAGGCTCGATATCGTAAGAAATTAGAGAAAGAAGCAGCAGCATTAAAGGCTTTACAACAATATAAACGTTGACATATATATAATTCAGTGTTATGCTATAATTTATTTAAAAAGAGTAATTTATGGCAAACACTGATATTATGATCGATTTAGAAACATTAGCAACATCGTCTGATGCTTCTATTCTAACTATCGGAGCAGTTAAATTTGATCCATTTGGCTGCGACACTGAATTTTCAAAAACTAATTCATTTTACGTTAAGGTCGACTTAGATAGTTGTAATGACCTTAACTTAGCAGTAAGCGATGCTACGATTGAATGGTGGTCAACGCAATCTAAAGAAGCACAAGAAGAAGCGTTTAGTCAAACTAATCGAATTCGTATCGAAGATGCATTTCAAGACTTATATAAGTTTTGTTGGGGAGCTCATCGAGTATGGTCAAATGGCGCTGGTTTCGACATTGTAATTTGTGAAACTGTTTATAAACGTATTCATAAAAAAGCCCCATGGGATTATTGGCAAGTACGAGACGTACGAACTATGTTTGATTTAGGAATTGATCCTCAACGTCCTAAGGTTACAGCGCATAATGCGTTAGCAGACGCTGCCGCTCAAGCAACTTCAATACAGAATGTTTGTCGAGAGTTGAAGTTACGAGGAGTTAATCCATTTACAAAATTTTAATATGAATAAACAGCAAGCAGAAAAAGCATTAAGTCTTGTTCATGTAGCAATCGATACTATTACAAAAATTGCTATTCAAGAACAAGAAATTTTAGAATCTAAAGTTCGTGATCCTCGGTACGTTAGAATAATTTTAGATTTACAAGAAAAAAACGATCAGTAGAAAACTTTTTACAAAGAGAACAATTTAATGGATAAACAAGTAAAAGAAATTCTTTGTATTACACAAGAAGAATGTGCAGAGGTTGTTAGAGCTATTTCTAAAGTTTTCCGATTCGGCATGGATAATGAATGGAATGGTCAAACTAACAAAGAACATCTCGAAGAAGAATTGGGTGATCTTACAGCAATGATGTACATTTTACAAATGGCAGGAATTGTTAATGAAGAAAACATTATGAAGGCTGCGGAGGCTAAAACTGAAAAGTTAGCCAAATGGTCTAATATAGATTTATCGAAAGATAAATAAAATTGTGAGAATTGCCTGCGGGGATTTTCACAGGAGCATGGTGCTCAACAAACTCGCTTTTTAAGGAGAACAATATGTCTAAAATCATCGGTATCGATTTAGGTACCACTAATTCATGTGTAGCAGTTCTAGAGAATGGAGTTGCTAAAGTAATCGAAAATTCAGAAGGTGCAAGAACTACTCCGTCGATTATCGGTTATTCCGACGACGAAATACTTGTAGGTGCATCTGCAAAAAGACAAGCCGTTACAAATCCAAAAAATACTCTATACGCTGTAAAAAGACTTATCGGTCGTAAATTTGAAGAACAAGCAGTTCAAAAAGACATTGACTTAATGCCTTTTGAGATCACTAAGGCTGATAACGGAGATGCCTGGGTCAAAGCAAACGGTAAAGAACTTGCTCCGCCGCAAGTTAGCGCAGAAGTTTTGCGTAAGTTAAAAACTGATGCAGAATCGTACCTCGGCACAACCGTAACTAAAGCTGTAATTACAGTACCAGCATATTTCAACGACTCGCAGCGCCAAGCAACAAAGGATGCAGGTAAGATTGCAGGACTTGAAGTATTACGCATTATTAACGAACCTACTGCGGCTGCTCTTGCTTACGGAGTTGATAAGGCAAATAAAGAAGATCGCAAAGTAGCTGTTTACGATTTAGGAGGTGGTACGTTCGACATTTCAATCATCGACATCATTAATATCGATGGCGAAAAACAAATTGAAGTACTTTCCACTAACGGAGACACGTTCTTAGGTGGCGAAGATTTCGATCAAAGATTAATGGATTTCCTTGTCAACGAATTTAAAAAGGAATCAGGAATTGATCTTAAAAGCGACACGCTTTCTTTGCAACGTCTTAAAGAAGCTGCCGAAAAAGCAAAAATCGAATTATCAAGTACAGCACAAACCACAGTAAATCTCCCTTATATTACAGCAGATGCTACTGGTCCTAAGCACTTGAATATTACAATTACCCGTGCTAAGTTTGAAGGTATGGTAGAAGACCTAATTGCTCGGTCAATCGAGCCTTGCAAAATCGCCATGAAGGATGCAAAAGTTAAAGCATCCGATATCGATGAAATTATACTCGTCGGTGGCCAAACCCGTATGCCTAAGGTACAAGAAGCTGTTGAACAATTATTCGGAAAGACTCCACGTAAAGATGTTAATCCAGACGAAGCTGTGGCCGCAGGTGCCGCTATTCAAGGTGCTGTACTAAGCGGTGAAAAGAATGATGTTCTTTTGCTTGATGTTACACCGTTGTCACTCGGTATTGAAACAATGGGCGGTGTGTTTACAAAGTTAATTCAAAAAAACACCACTATCCCAACTAAAGCTAGTCAAGTTTTTAGTACAGCAGAAGATAATCAACCTGCTGTTACTATTAAGGTAGCACAAGGCGAACGAGAACTGTATCGGTATAATAAGGAACTTGGAACTTTTAACTTAGATGGTATTGCACCTGCTCCACGAGGAATGCCACAAATCGAAGTTACGTTCGATATTGACGCAAACGGTATTATGCATATCAGTGCAAAAGATAAAGGAACAGGTAAGGAAAATAAAATCACAATTAAGTCTGATTCAGGACTTAGCGAGGCAGAAATTGAACGGATGGTTCATGAAGCAGAGGAGAATGCAGAGGCTGATAAACAAGCTCGAGAACTTATCGAGGCAAAAAATCAAGCAGAAGCGCAAGCGCATTCTCTTAATAAGGATTATGAAGAATTTCGGACTCAATTGTCACAGGATGAATGTGAAACGTTCGAAAATGCGTTGAAAAAGGTTAATGAAGCATGTAAGTCTGATGTTAATAGTCAAATTACAGATGCCGTAACACAATTGTTTGAAGCGTCTGCTCCTATTTTTGCTAAAAAGCAGGCAGCTGAACAAGCAAAGAACAACCCATCGACAGAACAAACAGTCGATGCAGAGTTCACTGAAGTTGACAATAACAATAAAGAGTAATAAACTTAAAATAAGAGGGGTGCTCGGGTGAGGCCCCTTTCAATTCTTGCTTATAAAAGGAGAAATAAAATGACACAGTTAAGAACATTAGATGCACATGCATTAAACAAAGCTCTTGTAGGATTTGATCGTATTTTTAATGATCGATTCTTTAATGCACAAACCAATAACTATCCTCCACATAATATCGTAAAATATAGTGAAAATGCATATGCTATCGAAATTGCAGTAGCTGGATTTTCAAAAAACGAAATTACAGTAGAGGTCGATCAAGATCAATTAACAGTATGTGGAACAAAACTTGCAGTTGAAGATGCAGAAATGGAATATTTACATAGAGGGCTAGCGGCACGTAATTTTACACAAACATACACTCTAGCAGAGTATATGGAAGTTAAGGGCGCAGAAGTAAAAGACGGGTTGCTTACTATTAATATTCTAAGAGTCATTCCTGAAGCTCTAAAACCGCGTCAAATTGAAATTAAATAATTAAATACACCTGGGGGAGATATCTCCCCCATTTTATGGAGACCATAATGGCCGGTACTGATATTCAAGTTGAAGAAACTGTTAAGGTTAGAATTTCTGAACCTAAAAAATGGAAAGTGATTTTTCTTAATGATGATTTTACTCCGATTGACTTTGTAATCTCGTTGTTAATGGAGATCTTTAAACACGGAACTGAAAGTGCAAAAGCTATTACTATGCAAGTTCACGAACAAGGTTCTGGTATCGCAGGATCGTATAGTTTTGACATTGCTGAAGCAAAATCTACTGAAGCAACAAAAATTTCTCGATCTCACGGTTTTCCATTACAAATTAAAATCGAAGAGGAAAAATGAGTTTAAAAGAAATTACAAAAAGTCTACATACCGAAGCAGAAAAAACTGCATTTGCTAAATTGCTTCTTAGCGGAAATATCGATGCTGATACATATGCAAACTATTTGTATCAAATGTTAGCAATTTATGACCCAATTGAATTCTCAGCAGAAGAGCAAGGGTTTTTAAAAAACTTGCCCGGACTTAAAAGAATTAGTAAAATTTATCAAGATTATCTTGAATTAAAAGAGGAAGGTAAACAATATACGTTAACACCAAATACTGTTGCATACCATTCTTATCTAATTAATCTTGCAAATGATCCAAATCGCAGACATTTAATCAAGGCTCATATGTATGTTCGCCATATGGGGGATTTATTTGGAGGGCAATATATTGCTAAATCTGTTCCTGGTCAGGGAAAATTTTATCAATTTGATAATGTAGAAGAACTTAAAGCTGGTATTCGTGCAGAATTAACAGACGACCTCGGTGACGAAGCATGTGTTGCATTCTTATGGGCCATCGCCATTATGAAGGAACTCGGCGGTGTCTAATGTTTGGTCCACATTAATTAACATTCAGAACTTGTTAGAAGGTTATTTTGATAACACTGGTACAGAGATTTTCGAAAAAGGTATGGAACGCTTTAACCAGCCCGGCTGGATCAACCGCGTTTGGACTAGTGATTCTTATCGTCGTGCTCATATTGACGTGGTTGACTGTCGAGATACTCGTGGACTATGGATGATGCATTGTTGCATCTTTCCTCATCTTCACAACCCTGCTCCAATATATGGTTTTGATGTAGTAGCCGGTAAGAATAAAATTACCGGTTGCTTTCACGATTTTAGCTCAGCCGGAGATTCTAATCATCCGTTGATTGAATGGTTTAGTTATCAATCAAAAGATTTAAAATGGCGTAAAACTAGAACTCTGCCGGAATGGGCTGAAAACATTTTTAGTTCGGGTATGATTGCCGCTAGTAATGTGCAATTACAAGACGAACTCGATCAAATTACTTCAATTGTTACTACTACTACAGAACACTATCTTTCTAATGTAGCAGAAACTAACAACACAGCAGAAGATACTACTGACGCACAAAATTACTATGCGTTCAATCAAAAACAAAATCCCCACACTCCTAGAGTTATGACAAGCCTAGGTCTCAACGAAGACGATGTAAAATTATTCATTGAACATTGTTTATTCCCCGATATTAAAAAATAATACACATACATAACTTTTTAATCATTGTTCTTAAATAGTAGTAAGCCGGGAGCGAATCGGCTAAGGAGCGAACAATGAAGAAATTACTACTAGTCACACTTCTGTCTGTTGGTTCAGCACACGCAGCAGAGTTAACATATCATTTTTTGAGTCCTATGTTCAACGGAATCGGCTATAGTGCTCATGTTTTAACCATCAAACAATTAGAAGATCAAGCGGTATTAAAACAAGAAACTAAAGCAGAAGAATTAAGGGCAAAAGCTGAACAAGCAGCAAAAGACACGCCACAGGCAAGATTTGTTGCTAATTTAGAATCACGTATATATTCGCAACTTGCAAAACAACTTACAGATAGCATGTTCGGAGAAGGAGCTACCTGTACAACTCTAGGAGTTGTTTGTGGAAATATCCCCGACCTCGGGGGTAATAGTATCAGTTGGAGATTAGGTGATGGCGAAGATCGAGGAATGATTATTATCGATATCGTAAGTCTAGCCAATGCTAATCAAACAACTACAATGAAAGTACCTGCGGGTACGTTTGCATTTTAAGGAGCGATTATGAAAGGATTCATTCTATTATTGCCACTTTTAGTTCAACTAAGCGGTTGTGCTACAAGTAGTGCTATAAACAAACTTTTAACTGGTGAACAATTTGACGATCCTAAAGTCGAACCAAGCGCCTATCTACAAAAAGACGACAGTAAAATACCGGCACCGAGCGCAGGAGCTATACCTGTAGCAG